AAGGTGATTTATTAGATAGCTTGGGAATTGCTCCACCCGGAGTCGACAACCAAGGAAATGTAAATACTAAAATAGGATTTGACGGTTACGATAGCAACGGAGTAGCCAACCAATTAAAAGCAAGAGTTATGGAAAGCGGAAGTAGTAAGCAAAAGAAGAAACCTTTTGTAAGACCTGCGGTGAATAGAAGTAAAAAAAGAGTAGAAGAAGCAATGCAGAAAAAATTTGATGAAGAAATTAAATTAATTATAGAATAGGAGAAGATAAACATGAAGAAAGTAGGATTGAAATATCCTGTCGCAGCCATTTATAATGATAGCACAGGAACACCAGTATATTCTGATGGATTTGTTATTGCAAAAGCAATGAGCGCAAATATTCAAATCTACAGAAATAATGAAAGATTACATGCAGATGATGACATAGACGAAATTGACCAAAGTTTCATATATGGGACTGAGTCATTAGGAATCAACGAACTAACTTTAGAAAAGCAATCCATATTACTTGGACATGCACTTGAAAACGGAGAATTAAAAGCAAATCAGGATGATATTGCACCTTATCTTGGACATGGTTTTTATGGACGCATAAGGAGAGATGGAGCTGATAAATGGAGAGCAATTTGGTTCCATAAAATGCAATTCGGCGAGCCAAACGATGAGACAGAAACTAAAGGTGAAAAGGTTGCATTCAAAACACCGACAATTGAAAGTATGATAATGAAGGACATAAATGGTGATTGGAAATCAGAAAAAGTATTCGATACTGAAGCTGATGCAATAGCATGGTTACATGGAAAAGTTGGTTTACCGGTGACTGCTTCAAGTGGATTAACTGACTTAGCATTGACTGGTACCGGAGGAGCATTAACGCCTTCATTTGCAGCTGGAAAAACCTTATATACATTTAGTGGAGTTACTGCAGCCAGCGTGACAGTTACAGCAACTGCAGCAAACCATACACTTAAACTATATGTTGATGATGTATTTAACCAGAACTTAACAAGCGGAGTTGCTTCATCTGCTATCAATATGGCAATTGGAAGCAAGAAATTAAAGATTGTTGCTCAAGAAGCAGGCAAAACATCACAAACTACTGAAATTGTAGTAGTTAAAATATCCTAAGAGCTGATTAATTCAGCTCTTTTTTTCTAATAGGAGGAAATTATGTTAGATATAGTAAAACATATAACAATAGGTGAAAAAGAATACCCTTTAGCATATACCTTAAATGTTATGGAAGAAATACAAGAAAAATTTGGCACAATAGAAGCATGGGGTAATGCGCTTCAACCGCCAAAAGGGCAAGAACCTAAAATAAAAGACCTTAAATGGACTTTTACGCAATTTATCAACGAAGGCATTGATATGGAAAATGAAGAAAAGGGTGAAAAACGACCTTTTGTAACAGAAAAACAAGTTGGAAGATTAATTTCGGCAGTTGGAATGAATAAAGTCAATGAACAGTTAATGGCAGTTACAATAGAAAGCACCAAGACAGACGAGGATGAAGAAGAAATAAAAAACGAGTAGACCATGCAGAAGATGAGGAGGTCGGAGACGGAACAATCAATTTTGCATGGTTTTTATTTATAGGAATTAAAATGGGATTTACGGAAAAACAGGTCAGTCACATGACAGTCACTAAATTTAATAAACTCTATCAAATTTATAAAGATACTTTTGATTTAGAAAACAGATTACAAAATAATAATATGACATACAGAGATTTAGAATATGAACCAACCTTGGATGATGTTATATAAAGGCAGGTGAAAACATGGCAAGTAATATTGGTGCAAAAATTGAATTACAAGGCGAAGCGCAATTTAAGAAGGCTGTAACTGAAATAAATACTAATCTACGAACTTTGGGAACTGAAATGACTAAGGTCAAATCGGAGTTTGATAAGAATGATAAGAGCATAGAATTTTACACCAAAAAGAATCAGGTTCTAAATAAGCAAATAGACGAACAAAAAAATAAAATCGAAGCACTGGAAAAAGGGTTAAAAGTATCAGCCGAAAAATATGGGGAAAATGCTACACAAACGCAAAAATGGCAGCAAGACTTAAACCGTGCTACAGCTGACCTTAACAAAATGGAGCGTGAGGTCAAAAATAACAATAAAGCCATTGAGGATGCGAATGACCCAACCAAAGAACTGTCAAAAGAAATTGACAACATGGGGAAAAATGCCGATGGTGCAGGTGGCAAGCTTGAAAAATTAGGCGGTGCATTAAAAACATCCGCAGTTGCTATGGGAGCGGTGGCAGTAGCAGCAGGAGCCGCCGCCATTAAATTAGGAAAAGAAGTAATATCGTCTTTTGGAAGTTATGAGCAGTTGGTTGGTGGTGTTGATACACTTTTTAAAGACTCATCACAATTACTGCAAGATTATGCAGCAAATGCACATAAAACAGCGGGGCTATCTGCAAATGATTACATGGAAACTGTTACTTCTTTTTCAGCAAGTTTAATTCAATCTTTGGGCGGAGATACTGAAAAGGCAGTAGAGTACGCAGATATGGCTATAACTGATATGTCGGATAACGCCAATAAGATGGGAACTGATATGGCATCAATACAAAATGCATATCAAGGATTTGCAAAACAGAATTATGCGATGTTGGACAACCTGAAGTTGGGCTATGGCGGAACTAAAACTGAAATGGAAAGATTGTTAGCAGATGCAACAGCTATATCAGGCATTGAATACGATGTATCAAGCTATGCCGATGTTGTAAGTGCACTCCATATAATTCAAGAAAATATGGGAATAGCCGGAGCCACAGCGTTAGAAGCGGAAGAAACTATTGAAGGCTCTTTGAATGCTTTTAAGGCATCTTTTGAAAATTTAATCACAGGATTTGGGAATGCTGATGCGGATGTTGGAAAACTAACAGAAAATCTAATAACATCATTTGACACGGTTTTAGAAAATATAATGCCTGTAATAGAAAATATAATAAGTGCATTTCCTCAAATATTTTCGGCTGTAATACCGGCAATTGGAGACTTGTTACCTGAATTATTAGACGCGGCAACAGGTCTGTTTAGTCAAGTTTTAGATACTTTGATAAAATTACTACCGTCATTAATACCGGTAGCTGTAAATGCAGTAAAGACAATTACAAATACATTGATAAACAATATCCCGTTATTAATAGACAGTGCCATAACACTAATGCTGTCTTTAACTGATGGGCTAATAGATGCATTGCCTATACTGATACCAGCTGCTATTGCAATTATAATAGCATTAGCAAGCGGATTGATTGATGCACTACCAAAGCTAATTAATAGGTTGCCTGAGATTATTAATGCCATAGTAAAAGGATTAGTGGATGGTATACCAAAAATATTACAATTCATACCTCAATTATATACAAGCTTAGCAGATATAGTGACAAAAACTAACTGGATGCAAATGGGTATAGATATTGTTACAGGGCTTTGGAACGGGATTAATTCTTTAACTGATTGGATTCGTGAAAAAGTTACAGGTTTTGTAAAAGGAATCGGGGATACAATTAAAAATTTCTTTGGTATTGAATCGCCATCAACATTAATGGCTGAATATGGAAAATATATTGATGAAGGACTTGCACAAGGAATTGAGAATAATGCAAATAAACCACTAAATGCAATGTCAGCGATAGCAAGCTCTATTAGTGATACGGTTACAGGTTCCATCAGTGAATTGGACAGACTTGCAAGGAGAATAGCAAACTTTGATGCACAAGACGATGATACGAGAAGAGAAAGAAACAATAAAGCAAAGAAAAAAAACGATGACATCTATAAAGCTAACAAGGATGCGATAAATAGAATAAGTAGAGATTTAGTTGTTGACACAAGTGTTGCTACTGAAATGTTTAAAAAAATGAAAGGGTATGCCGTAGGAACTCCATTCGTTACCGAAGATCAAGTGGCTTTAATACACAAAGGTGAGGCTATAATCCCGGCACAATATAATCCTTATAATCAAAATAGCGAATTAAAAGGCGTCGGAGATACTTTCCACGTCACAATAGACGCAAAAAATATCAAAGATTTTACCGACGTAGTAAGAGTATTTACAGGCATTAAGCAGACAGCAAGGCAGGGGGTGTGATGGATGGCTAAATATTTTTATAATAAATATACTTACGATATGTTTTGGAATACATCTCCGAATAGCCCTAATGCATATTCTGACAGAAAAATCAATGTATTAAGGTCAAGTAGCTCAACATATAACACCATTTTAAGTGGCAATTTATTACAAGGGGATATAGGGAAAGTTATAAATGTAATAGGCACAATGTATCTTGCGGAAGGTAAAAGCAAATATGCTATGGCGGGAGTGGGCCATTATTTTGCAGCAAATGCAGAATACCAAGTTACCTTCACTACAGGATTAAAAGTAGGAGATAGAGTATATGTCAGAGTGTCTGCAAAATCA